ATGGCTTGCACTGGATTAGCCTTAGTGATTGCAAGTCCACAGGAACCACTATTACAGTGCGCATTATGCGACGTTATGTTGAATAATGTTTCATATCAATTACATATACACCCTTTTGATTATCAGGGTATATATGACGAACTTTCGAAAAATGAGCAAGAATTACGTTTTTCGTGAATTTGAGTGTGGTTTAAGCGTAGAAGAAGCAGCAAAACTATGTTTTAAAAGTGTGAGGGTGGTCAAGTTATGGGATTCGGGAAAGCCCATACCACCCGAATGCAAACGACTGATGAGAATGACCAAGGGGAGGGAACTAGCCACCTCAGAAGCTTGGGAAAATTTCAAAATGCATAAAGACACGCTTGAACTACCCACAGGACAACTAGTTACACCTCAAGAGATCCTAACTGGAATAGCTTTACTTGAAATTCAATCACCTAGTGACACAGAAACGCTTACAAGACTCGTTAAATATGCTAGATGTATAGCCGGACTTAAAAGGCAATAAATTTCATATAACAAGCGTCAAGGGCTTATAAATGAAAAAAATACTATTACTAGCGGTGGGTTTATCAGCACCCTGTTTTGCCGGGTTCAGTAGTTTCACAGAAACTAGCAAGGCAAATGGACAGTTTTACAAAACATACTTTAACGTCAGTGATACAGCAGAGTTTCATATAGGATGCGGAATTGGTACTGATGACAAGGGTTTCACAATTATTGGTTTAAGGCACCCTAATTTATATCCTAGGTATGGGGTCATAGATATAGAGCTATCCATTGACGGCTCTCAAAAAATGAAAATAAAGGGAGGAAGCAAAAGATACGATGATATGTTCTACGCTAGAAACCCAGACAACGAAGTGTTCAGGCAAATTTTTAATGGCAACTTGGTTGAAGTGTTAGCATTCAATGGGAAATCGAGGATTACGTTTTCACTAAATGGAAGTAAAAAAGTGCATAAAGAACTGTGGAAGCGTTGTAATCTATCCGATTACTAGCATCAATTTAGGATTAAATACATTTAAGCCCCAATAGGGGCTTTTTGTTTTTAAGGAAAGAAGAAAATCAGTAGGTTTGGAGTGAAGACTTTCACCCCGTATTACTATACGGGGGTGACGCGGCACGTCCGCAATCCTCCTCCTCAGTTTTCGTCGTCGTCATTTGTCCTTAGCCACTACAAGAGAATCAATCTCGGCTCTCGATTGATTTAGAGAACTATGTAAGGAAAACGATAGAGCCAAGGCTTGGGAGTGCCCTGAACCTTAAAAGATGGCTTAGCAGGAAGGGGGGGCGGCAGAACCCAAGTGAGTTTGGATTGCTAACCGCGCCGATTAAGTGTGGAGGCTATCTTTAGTTAAGTGGGCGGCTTGGTGCCCCGTCGTCGCTCCGCAACTCCTTATCCCTTCGGGGAAGAAGCTCTTTGCTTTCTTTTTTGAAAGTAACCAATCGCAACCGCAATGGAAACACCAAAAGCAGAACCACCAAGTTGAGAAATAACTGAGCTGTCAAACAGAAAAGCGCTAAGAACGGCAGAGCCCAAAATAGCGACAAAAATATAGGCAAGAGACTTATACCAAATACCCATGTAAAACGTGAAATCAATCATTTCTTAAATACCCTCCTTACCATTACGGAACTGTTTTCGTGGAGACAAATACCAACCGAGAAAAATTCCCAAAGAGAATATCCAGAGCAAGTCTAAAAACTCCAAAGAAGCGGAAACCCAAAATAGCAACTCAGCGCCCTTTAGATTCACTGTAGACCAACTGATGAACCCAGTAATACCAATCAGAGAAGTCATAGCCACTACGAAGAATCCAGCGCTTATCCCTTGCAACTTGTCTATAAAAGTCATACATCAAAACCTCACATCAAAAACGAATTTTCACTCATAGCTTTGCTACGCATTGAACCAATACTAACAACATCCGTCTCAACCGCCTCACGTTCCATACGTTCAACCGGATTGGATGGTTCGCACGTAATAAGGCTCTTAAGCTCACCTTGCTTTAGAACCATTAAACATTCATCGAGTAACTCAAATTGAACATCAACCGCATCAAGATAGCGCTTGTTTAGGGAATACAGACCATCATCGGTGTAAGCGTTAATGACCACATCAAAATGCGCCGTTCTCAGGTTAAGACCATTCTTTTCCTTGATGTTGGTACGCTTATGAAATCCCGATAAATAAGCGTTTTGTAAACCCTCAAAGTAAAGAACTTGAGTTACAGGAACAAAAGGAGAGCTAGCTTGCTGAGTATTCGGATTAGAATCCCCACCGCTAGATAAAACAGAACCGCCTTGAGTAGACGGCGCAGACCGTCCAACCGGAACAGATTCCACAGTTTGGCTATTAACACCCGTCGCAGGTTCATTTGTTGAAACCTGACTTTCATCTTGAGTAAATAAATCCATAACGCCATAAATAAAGTACACCGGACAAGCAATCATTAAGAACAGAGCGAGAAAGAATTTCGGGGAACGAAACAGTGTATTCAAGCCCCCTGATTTGGTAGCGGCACCCGTACCCGTCGATTTGTAGAGAAGATGAGCCTCAATAGGAATTTTTTGAGAAAACAAGTTGGCATCTTTCTTTTGTGGAATGACAGGCTTAGCCACGTTGGTAGGGTGTTTGTATATCCAAGGTTTACGCTTAGCAAAAAAGAAACCATCCCTATTTTTGTGGAAGAATGCTTGCTCCGCACACGCCTTAATTGAACTATCTATTTGCTGCCAGTCAGGCGAGAGCAACTCGATATCCCAATTGTATTTTCTATGGCGCATAAAGCCCTCGTTATAAGTTAACGGGTAGATTATGCGACCGTTGGCGTCATACTCAGCAACACCCAAATCGTCAATCTCGCAAGATTGGAGGGCACTTAAATCAACCGGAACATGGCGAGAATCAAAGAACTCCTTATAGCCCTTAGGTAGATGAGGAAGAAACTCCTCAAGAGGGCGATATTTGATTTTGCGACCATCAAAACCAATATTCTTGGAGAAAATATCCTGACACTCATCAATAACAATAAGCGCATTAAGAGGACACCAACAAAAGAAATGTTGCCAGAGTTCAATGCCAATCTCAGAACGAGAGAAGATACGAATCAACTTAGCAGACGATGGGAACTTGATATTCAATCGCTCCTCAATTTCTTCTAATGGCTGCATACCCTCAAAGTTAGTCACCACAACGCGACCAGCCTTAAGAGCAGGAAGAATCACAAACCAAGCCGTATACGCTGATTTGTAAGAACCATTACCGCCAGTACGAATACTAATAGCCATGAATTACCTCGACATACGCATAACAAGTGCAGTGGTGGCACAGTTAACATAAATGGCCATACCCTCAGGAACCTTGAATAACACCCCCCAATATCTAAGTTCGGAAGGGAGCAGATTAAAGAGTTGACTAAAGAGTGCGCTAAAGCCGATTTCATCGAGTAGTGAAGTGGCAACAAGATAAGAGACCTTAAGGAACTCAATAGCGACCATTAATTTCATCTTTATCCACCATGTTTGGAGCCACACCATTATCTGGTCAAAAAAGTTACCCATATTGGTCAGGTAGTTGTAAATGGTGTCACCAAAGTTAGCCATTAACTGAAAGAAGTCTGTCATTACAAAGCCCCCACAAGTGCGCGTATGCCCAACATGCCAAAGATAAACAAGACCACGGCGGATATTATTCCGGCGTTATCCTGTAACGCTAGCATGACTTGGTTTTTTTGATTGATAGCGTTGCCATGCCAGTTAAGCCCCAGATTGTGAGGATTAAAATCACCACTATTCACGCCATCGTTAAAGTTAAAGTAAGACTTGAAGTCATTAAGAATTTGTTTGTACTCACCCTTTAATGTTTCAACCTCAGAAAGCAAATTAGCGTACTGAGCACCATCATAGAGAAGAACTGGAGCATCACCTTGACCTTGAGTTACATCGGTATTACCAAGTTCATTAAGTGCATCGACAACATCACCAAAGCCTTTTTGGTTGGTTGCCTCAACACCATCTAAACGATTAGCAAGCTGAGCGAAACCATCATTTAAAAGATGATTTGCAGAAGTTAATAAGCGATTTGTGTTATTGCCAATGTCAGACAACATATCGGACTGACCATTAATTGCATTAGCCACATGGTTTGCATTATCGACAACCGTATCGGTATTCAAATCAACCGACGCCTTGAGAGCATCCAAAGAGGACTTTGTTTCAGCTTGATTTTTGTTCATGTCGTTATTGATACCAGTTAGCTGAGAGTTAACATCCTTATTCATCGCCTTAATAGCCGCTAGAGTGTCACTAGTATTATCAACATCCGGCTCAGGTTTATCAGGGTCAGTAGAACCACCACCGCCACCGCCAGATGGTTTATCAGGGTCGCCTAAGTCGCCACCCGTCGGAGGGTCAACATCAATATCGTCAGCACAAGCAGGCCAATTGGGACCACCTATAACACATGACTCAGGAGCAGGAACGTCACACCAGTTATTTTCTGGACGACAACACGCACCATATCGAGGGTCCCAATCAGGGTCATTTTCATCACATTTATTTTCATCCTCCTTGCACGCGGGCCAACTAGGTGAATCAGGCGTACACCCCTCAGTTGGAGGTGGAGCAATATCGCAAGACATACGAAAATCAGGCGGGTCGACTAAGTCATTACAAACAATTGTTGGAGAGCCACCATCGGCAAAACACTGAGTTTCATAATCTCTCATTTGTTGCTGGGTTGACTCTTTAGAGCAAAATGCCTCCTCAGGTGGACCCTCGCACATTCCAGTTTCTGGATTAAACTGCTCACCATCAGAACAGATAGCATCAACACCCTGAATTGTGTATACCGTTTGACACTGGTTAGTAGAGTTACCCTCAGTGTATTTAGGCCAACACGCAGAACAACGAGTGCCAGAACAAGAAGCAGACCTGATAATTTTGTCACCATTAGGCGAGAAACCACCAATACAGGCTGAAGAAAAAAGATCACTAGTAATAATAGAACCAACACCCCAGCCGCCACACAACTGACTATCAACACGGATAATGCGAAAAAAATCGTTAGAAAAAGCACTAAACGAAACACTCAGCAAAATAACCAGTGACGCAATGCTTTGTTTAATACTCATTTGTATTCCTTATAAAAAAATAACGCCCCACTAGGAGGCGTTAATACCAGACTTAAAACCCCCAACGAATCCACCGAACATCGAGAGAGCAAAAAGTAGGGTGAGTATGGCGGTTAACGTCTCTTGCATAGCGATTACGAACGCATTGAGCCAACCATCATACGAAGACCGAAGCCGATAGCCGCAAGGCCAATCAGACCAACCACAACTAGCGTGTAGTTAGCTTGACCCTCAGTTACAGCGGTATTGATAGCGGCTGAGTGGTCAGCAGCAAAAGAAGAAGCAGAAGCAACCAAAGCACCAGTTACAACAGCAGCCTTAGCACCGATTTTTTTAACGTTAAGTTTTTTCATAGGAATATCTCCAAAAGGTTTTACAGGATTAGGCTTTACCAAGCCCTTTAACGATTCGTCCGAGCACATGACCGGACACAAATGAGAGCAGCAAATAACCTGTTATCTCAGCGTAAAATGCTGCATCAATATCAAACTCCAAGTTTGCGCGAGTCGCCATCAACTGATAGTCGTCATTGCTCACCACTACGAACGTACAATTGGCTAACGGCTCGTAGGGGAAAGCTTTAATCGTTCCATCAGTGAGGATTTCCGCACAGACTGAGAGAGTCATAATTCGTCTTCTAACTCCGCAATTTTGAAATCAGTAACTAAGTTGCGCTGAGGGTTCTCAGGGTCAGGCTCAAGAGTTAGAACGCACTTAACAGGGAACTGGTTTTGAATCTTGTCAAACTCAGAAAGTAGAGCAGGGTTAGCCGCCATAGACATTTGCTTTTGAGTTAAGCCATATGCCTTACATTGACCCTTAGCAGACTTCCAACCTTGATTAGGTACAAGAATATTTAACTGAGCAAAGTTGTATGGTGTATCGTCCTTTTTGGACAGACCGACAGAATGCTCACAGCCAGCCACAACAGCAGTGATAGTGTTACTCATTTCATTTACTCCAGATTGATTGCGTTTAAAGCCCGACCGACTGGAAAGTTAATGCGGTCGGGGATATCAGTAATATCTAAGCCGTCAGTAAGACGCTTAATGATTTTTTCATGCGCGTTTTTCTCATCAGAGTAAAGCTGAGCCATAAGGTTAATAAGCTTGCCGTACTGAGTTTTCGCATGTTTGATAGCGTTTTCTAATGTCGTTTGAAACTGAACTTTCACCGTCGGAATAGCCACAGGAACAACGCTAGGAATTAAAGTAGATAGAGCAGGGTATGCACCCGAAAAATATTGGTCACTATTGGTCAAAACATCCAAAGGAATAACACGGTAACGGTTACCAATCTGTACCTCGAAACGATTCCAGTTTGGGAAGTCCTTACACTTAAGTTGCGCACCCTTATGGTAAGCGCGGAATATCTTTCCGTTCTCACGAGCACCTACATAGAACGTATGACCAGCATCAGGAACCAAACCGCATTTTCTACGGTCTTCAGTACTCATACCGCGACCACCCCAAAACTCACCCCAAGATGGAGGTGTGCCGCGTGTAATGAATTCACCGTTACAGTAACGCTCTTTAATCTCATCAATCGTCACATTGCCTTGCATATCATCAAGAGCAATATCCACACGAGTTAATTTAGTGTGAGGCATCTGTTTAAGAGAGTATTGAAGCTTAGCCATATCAACAGCCTCGCAACCCTTACCAGAAAACGATACATAAAAGCCAAAGTTAGCCGCACCCCAAGCAACTAAACCAGCTTGAGTACCATTGCAAAGCAACTTAGCTGAATGACGATAACCAGAAAATCCGCCGCCTTTACGTTGGATTTCCCAATGATTACCCTCATAGCTAATTTCGTTTTGAAGTACCTCAAGAAACGATTCCACTTCGCCATGACAAAGCACGTCCAACATATCGATACCGATGTTAGAAATCAGATTGTCGTAACACTCTTTGAACGTCTTATCCGTCGCAATATGTAAATCCGCGTCTTTCAATTCCTTATCAGCCGCAGCAAAGTACAAATCACTGTTAGCGAAGTCGCTACGCTCATCACAGCCCAGAACGTTAGCCAAGTTTTCCATGAAGTAGGCGATTTGGGTTTTCTCACGATGAGCAATAGCCACAACGTTTTGTGATTGAAACTCGTTAATCTGAGAGATAGCGAAACGCTGCTTAGCCATGTCTTTGCAACGCTCAAGTAACTCAGGAGAGCCTGAAAAACTAACGAAGTCGATAATGGTTTTATTCATCGCAGTAATCCGCATCAAAAGCGCCAGACTCACGAAGTTCGCGCTCATTTTCATCCGTGATTTGAATCAATTCTCGACACTCACCACACGCAAACATGTACATTTCTTGTTTGGTTTTGAAGTACTCAGGTTGACCATCAATAGAACACCAAAAGCCGTCTGAGTGATGCTCGAAGTAAACTGGACGTTTTTGAGGTCTATTAAGTTCAAAGGCCATTATTAAGACTCCATTTCTCGAAGCACTTTTTGACAAGGCTTAATACCGAAAAAACGGCAAAATTCTTTATAACAAGCGAGATCATCAAAACGAATTTCAAGCAATGTTAAACCGAGGCTAACAGAAGGAAATAGGTTAGGGTGAATGGTAACGACAGCATGATGCAGACTTGATGGTTCAAAATTCTCAACGACAGTAACGGCACAAGAATTTTCAACATGAACCACAGAAAACCAAGATTCTGAATTTAACTCGTTATAACCGAATTCAACACCACCGCAATGTAAGAAATGATCACAATCTTCCTGATAACGATTAAACATAAACAACCACCTTGACTAGTTGAGAGAGCGACCGCCAAAGCCAAGACGTAAGCGTCAAGGGCAAACGCCCAAAGCTAAGGCGGTCTTAATTACGATTTTCCGTAAGTGTAATTACGGATTTTCGTAATTACTAGATGCGAATTTCCGTAACTACTAAGCTAAAATCAAGAAAACGGAGGTAGTCCCATGTATCAAAGTGAGCTGTTAGATGCCTACAAAAAGGCGAAAAACTACGTACAAGACAAGCAAATCGCACATGATTTGAATGTAAACGCGTCCAGAATCAGCGAAATGCGAAAAGGAAGACGCTATATATCTGATTCAGAAGCAGTTTTTCTAGCGGAGAATTCAGGAATTGACCCAGAGATAGCTTTGTTGGGATGTCACGCTGATCGCAACGAAAATCCACACATAAAAGGAATGTGGGAAAACATTGCAAAAAAGTTTAACGGGCTAGGATTATCAAGTATTTCAATGATTTGTGGCATGTTTGCGTTGTGGCTTGGCGACCTTAAAATAGCTATAGCTAAGTGCGCATTATATGTGTTATGTTAA